TCCTTCCTCAGTGCATTTTACAAACTTAGGTGTCAATACAAATACATCTGGGAATGTAAGCATAACTGCACTACCTCTACCAGACTTTGAGTTAGGGTGCATACCACGTTTAAACCACTCTATTATTTCTATAATTCTATTGCTTTCTTTTTTATTTCTCGCTGCCAACTCAAATCTAAAACTAAATTCTCTTCCCTGCATTCTTTCAAAAAACTGTATTGAGTTTTCGTTAGGTGCTAGTCCTGCTAATCCTGCAAGGTTTTTAGGAGTTAATGGACTATTTACTTTTAGAGGATCAGTCGCAGTCTTTGCTCCTGATGTAAAACCTTGAACCAATTTTGTAGTATCTACACCACCAACCTTTGCAACATTAGACCCTTGACTTAACTTTCCTGCAGCAAATTGCAAACCAGCTCCCGCAACACCACCGACTGTTGCTAACGCAGCAAACTTTCCTGCTTCATCAGCAGCAAGTGCTAGTGTTCCTAACTTAAATTCGTTGTTCCAATCAGCACCATACTTATATTGAAACTCGTTAGGTAATGGCAGCATACATCTTTCTGCCATTAAACCTTTATTCTTTTTGTCTATCATATCTTGTTTCTTTTGCATCAACTGACCTACAGTTGTTACCTCACCATTTTTCAGTACAACTCTTGTTGATGGATCTACATTCGGATCTGTAATATTAATTGTTTTACCACCACTTGTTGATGTAAAAGTTCTTTTTCCTCTTTTCTCTTTAGTTACTATTTTTTCTGTCTTATATTCATTCAATGCATAGTCAGTAAAATTATCTGTTGGTGTTCCAGATCCATATGCTTCTGCTAACCTATTTCCCCCAAACCTTACTACATCTGATATCTTACTTCTGTTGAATGATCCTAAAGCATCGTTAAAAGATTTTGCCACAGTCTTCTGTGCTTCATCATAACTATACTTTTCTATCTGTAAGAAAGATGCGTATGGTATTGATGAAAGACCAGTTGGATATTCAATAACTGTGTTTTTCTGGGTCATCTATTGTAATTAAATTTTTCTAAGGGCAATGTACTTAATAATTGCACCTCACTTTCCTGTATCTCAAAAAAGAGACTGTCTGCTCTTTTAGGTATATATTGACGATAAGTTCGTTTAGGAAACCTTTTATTATTTAGTGCCTTTAATCGGGAGTTTGTACCACGTATATAGTGTATGTTTGCACCAATTAAGTTATTCTTCTTAAACTCCATGACATATACAAGAGGATATTCATCCCATTCCTTCAATTTATCAGCAAATTTAGGATCATATTCAAAAGTATAATACTTACCTGTCTCTGGAGACTCAGTAGCATCGTCTAACAATAAGTTAAATACCTCCTCCCTTAATGATGAGTTTGATATTTTCTTACCTTTTAGACTTTCTACCAAAGAATCGAATCTGGAGGTCGTTTTCGTCGACGAGAGTCCATTCCCATCCTCTGTCTCTGCAGAATTCACTTGCTGCCTCCCATTTTGCTGTGTTTGTTGCGAAAGTTTTTACTTCAGTTATGTATGCTTTATTTCTAGTATCTGTGCGAACTTTAGGACCGTTTATTTGTCTCCGTGGTTTTACTTCAACCAAATGTTGCTTTACCCTTCCATCCACACCTCGTACTTTTACATAAAAATCTGGAAAATATCTTCGATGTTTTCGTTCCACAGGATCATAGTATCTTATAATAATACACTCGCTATTCCATTCTAAAATGTTGGGGTTTCTATCACACCATTGCATAAATTTGAGTTCCCAAGACGACCTGTAAAATATATCAGTGGGGTCTCCCTTATACTTCCTGTAATTTACAGGTTTATATTTACCTTGACGGTATCGTTTATTCACTATAAATAAATATATCAAACCATACGGTTATTTATGGCATCCGCAAGAGGACTACAGAATTTTATGCAGGCTGTTGGCAAGTCTGGTGGTGTTTCTGCGTCTAATCTATATCAATTTTCATTTCAACCAACGCCAAAGTTAAAAAAATTCTTTGATGATAACGTTTTTCAAGACTTTCAGCAACTTACTGACAATGGTGATACAATGAATCTACAGTTGTTATGTAATGAGATACAGTTGCCTGGCGTTACTTATTCAGCATTTGATGTCAAATCGGTGCATAAGGGCATTACACAAAAGATGGCAACAGCAAAAGTATATAATGAGTTAGATGTTAGTTTCTTTATGGACGGAACATCATTGCCACTAAGATTTTTTAGGGCATGGCAAGACTTTACATCAAATGCAGTTGCATCCAATCCTGAGTTCTTTTATGATGATCAACCATATAAGAGAGCATTGTCATCTAATTACTATGAAGACTATGCATGTGACATGTTTATAAACAAGTTAGAAAAATACAATTCACCTCAAGGTGAACCAAAAGAGATAGGTGGGGATAGTGGAGATTATAAAAACCCATGGAATGCTAGACTGACAAAAGCATATCCATACACTGTAGCATCAATACCATACTCAGCAGGACCTTCACAACTTGTTAAGGTGACTGTAGGATTCTACTATGAGTATAGTCACTTAATGACCTTCCGTTAGGTTGCTATATAATATACTGAATTTATAAATCATGGCATTACCTGAAATTGCGACGCCAATCTATACATTGACTGTACCTTCTACTAAGAAGAGGGTTAAATATAGACCATTTCTTGTCAAAGAACAGAAGTTGTTAATATTGGCATTGGAAAACGACGATCAACAACAGATATTAGACGCTATAACAAAAACGATACAAGATTGTTTGATTACAAAGATTAAAGTATCAGATTTATCTTTATTTGATATAGAATATCTTTTCTTACAAATACGTGCTAGATCAATCAGTGAAGAGATTGAGATGAAAGTTACGTGTCAAGATGATAACGAGACCACAGTGGATGTAAAATTCATGGTCAATGACGTCAAGGTTAATTTTCCAAAAGGACATACTAACATTATTAAATTAAATGATGAACTAACTGTTGAAATGAAATATCCTGATCTAGAATACTTTGCTAAGATTAATTTTATAGGTGAAGAACCAGATCCATATGAGTTAGTTGCTAAGTGTATCAAAAGAGTATATGTTGGTGAGGAAGATTATACTCCTGACTCTGTTGCTGAGTCAAGAGATTGGGTAGAGGGGTTGACTAACTCACAATTTGATGGAATACAAGAGTTCTTTGAAACAATGCCATCATTAAAACATGTACTAAAGGTCAAAAACCCTAAGACTAAAGTTGTAAATGAGGTTGTATTAGAAGGATTATCTGATTTTTTCGCATAGCCCTCTTTCACGAGGGCATCATGGTATTCTACCAAACTAATTTTTCTCTCGTTCAACACCATAAATATAGCTTGACAGACATTGAGAATATGATGCCTTGGGAACGCGAGGTGTATGTGAATATGTTAGCAGCTCATCTTCAAAAAGAGAGAGATCGTATCGCTGAACAAAACCGACGCTAATGGATGCTTCTATAGTTACTAATTTTTTTAAGAAAGCAGCAAAGTCACTTGTTGCGGGGGTAGCTGGTGCTATCACAAGTTCAGATGAAGTAAAATTAGTTCCTGCTATAGCACCCATACCTATAGATGATGTAAATGAGCAATATGGTAAAGCAGAACCTGTAGAGAGACCTAAGAAAGAGGAAGGGAAGGAACAACGTAAGTACGAAGAGTTAGTAGAAGAAAGAATAAAAGAAGTAGCATTTAAAAAAAGTATGCCATACCAACCAGAGGTGGCATTACAGAAAGGTGGTATTGTAAAAAGTGAAACTATTGCAAAGGTTGGAGAGAAAGAACCAGAGGTAGTAACTCCTGTTAAAAACTATGGTGAGTCTGTAGAACTTGTTTACAAACAGGGTGCAGCATTAATCATAAGTTCTTCTCTTGGTTTCTTAAAAACATTACCTCCATCTCCTGCAAAGGCTAGTGTTATAGCAGAAGCAAACAGATTAAAAAGTATTTTTGGTATTGTTGAGACACCAAAACCACAAAAGACAATAGGATTGAAAGCACCTTTAGTATGGTGGGGTGGAAAATCAGCAGCAAAGACTGGTGCTATGCCCACTCAAAAAGCAGCAGAAGGTAGTGGTGGTAAAAAAGGTGGATTTGGAATGAATTTACTACGAACTTTTAGAAATATAAAAAATTTAGGCAAGAAGTTAAAGATAGGACAGAGATTTAAGAATTTAAAACTAGGTAAAAAGGTAAGAAATATTGTAGCTGGTGGTAAGAAAGCAACAAAAGGTGACGCTAAGGTTGCTAAATCTGGTGGTAAATTACTAAAAGGTGCAAGTAAAGCAGGAAAAGCACTGTTAAAGAAAGGTGCAAAGAAAGTTGCTGCTAAAGTTGGTGGTAAAGCAATAGCAAAAGTGGGTGCAAAGGCACT